GTCTGAAATACTTCCCATTTTATTCTCCTTTATGTTTCTCCATTAAGGAATCAACAATCTTCTTAATAGCGACCTCACCTGCTGTATCAGCTTCGTCACCAAACATACCGCCATACTCAAAGTCTGAAACACCGTCTAAACCAAGTTGGTCAAGTACAATTTCCATGATTGAGTCTTCTGAAACATTTTGTTTTCTCTTAGAAGCACGTTTGTACCTCCCCTCTACTAACCTAGTTAGTTTACTTAGGGTGTCTTCAGTTAAATCAAATGTAGCTGTATCTTCGTTTAAGATATTGCTGACATTTTCTTTAGCTTCTTTGTTCTTCTTGGTCTGCGCTTTTTGCTGTCGTGCGCTCCCTTTTAGAGCATCTGCTTTTCTAGTTACTTTGTAGGCAGGGTTACCTTCTTCTCCTACTTTCTCAAAACTAGAGTTATATTCAGGGTCACCACCAAGATACCTAACAAAGCCGCCATCAGGACTTGGGTACTCTTTACCTACTTCTAGTTCAATGTCAGGCTGCTCACCCTGGGTAAGCACTTGATTAAAGCCTTTAAGGTTTTCAATCTTATTGCCTTCTGCTGTTAGTATTGTGTTAAGTTTGGTAACTACTGCTTCAACTTCAGCAAAGGCTGTAGCCTTCATTTCTTTAAGAACATCACCTTCTGGAACGCCTGTTTCGTAGTTAGGGTTGTTATAAAACTCAGTAAACTGTTCCTGCATTGAGTCACTGTAAGCATCTTCCATAACTCTCTGTGCGCTCATACCTGCCGCACCTAACATAGATTTAGGAACATCTGTGTTGAAATACTGGAGGTCGAGAGAGAACTTTTTGCTCACATCATTAGCAAGTGCTTCGTCACTAATGGTTGCAAAGCCTTTGCGTAAATCACTTAGGTTGTTTCTTAGGACAGCCGCATCTTGTTGAGTAAGTGTTTCGTCTTTTCCTATTAACTCCCTAATCTGGTCATTATTAGGTGTTTCTGTGAACCCCATACCTGACCAATTACCAGTTGAAGCTGCTGTCTTAATGTCTTCTCTAAGCTCATTAAACCGCAGATTACTGGCTTCAGGGTCGGCATTTTCTCTTGCTAAAGCTACCCTTGCGTATTCTTTTGCATACTGAGCCGTTAGCTTATCTAGGTCAGAAGCCTCTCCAGGTATTGACTTGGTAAGCATCTTTCTAACTTTTTGACGATTACCACTTACAAGTAAATTGTCGATTTCAACTTCTAAGTCAACCTTACGGTTTTTAAGTTGAACCTCTAATCTCTTATTTTCTAACTCCATTTCGACAATAGCTTCGTTAGCAATAAGCGGTGAAGCCTCAGCTAACTTCTTGTCTGTTACCTTGCTTTGTAGCCAAGGCACTTTCTTGATAAGAGAGACAGCATTAGAAGTTGGGTTTAACTTATTGTAAGAAATCAAAGCATCTACTATCTGTTGCTTATCTTCTGTTTTACTGAAGGGAGAAGTAGCAATCAGCTTCTCATTAAAATCATTTACTAAAGCTACAGCAGATACCTGCCCATCATTGGTGCTTAAATCAACCTTACCAAGTATGTTGTAAACATTAGCTTCTGTGTTTGCTTTAGCCAGGTTACGTGTCTCTGTGTCACGAAACTCAGAGAACTCCCTACGCATCTGATTGATAGCGTTTCTTGCCCCCTGGACAGCACCTGAGTTCACAAAGTCCATGCCTTGTGTAGCCTCATTAGCCTCTGTAATGATGCCTTCAAAAAGGTTCTCTAGGGCTACCACATCACCCTTAACGTCATCATCTAGTTTGTTAAGACGTTCAAAGGTTGCATTAAAGTATTCGTTCTTGTATTTGTCCTCGACAATGGTTGCTACCACTGTTTGAGAGAGGTCAGCGTAGGTTTCCCCTAGCTTCACTGAGTCTAGGAACTCGCCCTGCTCCCCTTTGAAACTTGCGGCATAACCTTGTGCTTTCTTTGCGCTAAGCTCTTCACGCTCTGCTTTGGCTCTCGCTCCTGCCTTAGCAACAGCACTACTCATTGTGCCTAACGCCTGAGCAAGCTGTGTTGCTGGGGTTTCTCTAGGTACTGAAGGTGCGCCTGTAAAGGAGTCTACGGGAGCAGCAGAAGGGGAACTGGTTTGACCATAGCCCTGTAGGTTTTCTATTGGTTGTCTAGCCATTTTCTACTCCACTCCTATGAGAAAAAGTCTGTAATCTTTTGGTCTAAAGCTGAGGTGTCAGCACTAGCCACATATGGTGCGGCAGTGGTTATTGCAGTTGCCAACAGGTTAGGCTGAACAACTGGAGGTAGATTAGCCATCCTACCCATCATGGTATTGATTGCTCTGGTCTGTTGGTCATCTACAGCAGCCAGCCTGTTCTCATAGGACTTCTTAGCCCTCTGCCCTACCTCTCCAGACTGCCTGTCGATGTCTCTAGTAATTCTATCCACAGATATACCTGAGACCCCCGCCTCACCAGCAGCGACATTAGCCTGAGCCTCTAGCTCCATAGCCCTGCGTTGCCTGTCAAAGTTAGCTTGAGCAAACGCCTCGCCCTCTTCCTGCCTTCTGCGTATCAGAATGTTCTTATCAGTTTGGTAGGCTAATTTTGCAGAATCCTCAGCAAACTCATTACTTAACTCCTGCATTTCCGCTTGGCCCTTCTGTGCCATATAGGATGACCCTAGCTGAAGTCCTGCCATTGCGCCTTGGGTAGGTGAACACATCTTTATGATTCCTTTAGTAACAAGTAAAAATCTTCCCCGCCTTGGTCGTAAGTCTTAGTCTTATCTACTGTAAACCCACACCATTCCAGCCATCTTATGCTGGTTCTGTTGTCTTTATGAACAAAGTTATATACAGCTTTGTAGGGCTTAGATAAGTCATCTATGGTGGGTTTAGATAATTTTAATAAATCTCTTTTGTGGTTGTGTATAGAAGGGGAAGCTAACATCCAAATGACACCTATGTCAGGGTCATCTGTAGAGTCACACACACCACACATAAATATGATTTCTTTTGTCTCAGAGTCTATGCCTGAAAGCACTCTAGTATTAGGTAAGCTAAAACTTTTTAATAAGCTTACTTCTGGAGTGCTTCCAACAGCATTGACTTCAAGTACATCTATATCCCTCAAACGGGGTGCTAAATTAACAGCATCCCGCTGAAGGGCATTTACTATTTTAAGCATTATATTCTCTTAGACCTTATGTTGTAGAAGCCTTCCCATTCTGCATTCTGGAAGGCACACGGTAGGTAGCTATCAGAGACCAGCTTAATCGATACACGGTCATTCTTAGATTGGATAGGAAACCTATAAGTACCATCAGCTAAACTAACATCACCAATGGTTGAACCTAACTGGTTTAGTACCACACCTGTATATTCATAGGAATAGGTAGGTCTTGCTGTAGGTGTAACCTCAATCTTGAAGTAACCAGTGTTCTCGTAATTAACACGCATAGTCCGTAGCTGTAAGCGTCCAGACTGTATTGACTGCGTTCCGTTCTTCTCTCGGACATGCTGAGTAGAGAACTCATACGTCATATCATAGGGAACGCCTACTAGAACTGGGTAACCGCTGTAGTCGCCCGATGCTGATACAGTAGTTGTACTTGGCCTAGTATTTGTGATGTTGGCTCCCTTTCGTTCAGGCCAAGAGCCTGACTTAACAGCATGAATTGGGCCGCTGTATTCATAAGGTAACTGCCAGCTAGTAGTGTCTGTGTTTGAGTCATAAGTGCCTGTCAAAGAAACCTTACGGTCAGCCCTAACACAGAAGTCTAGCCCTGTGTCATCTAGGTACTGTAAGTCAATCTTTTCTAAGTAAAGACTAGAATCACGCTTGATTGCCAAGTAAGCATTGTTCTCAATAACTTGGACATCAAATATATAAGTGTCGTCAGTAAACTCCCAAGTAGACCAACTGGACTGTAGCTTTTGTGTACCATCGGTAAACCACTTGTAAACATATAGTTTACTTCTGGAATCAGAAGATAAACCAAATAGAATATCCTCATTACTAGAGGTAGCTAGTTTGATTAGATTCTTAGGCACATACTTAGGCACATGTGCTGTTACTTCTAAAGCATCAGACATCACTGTTTCTGCTTGTATGTAGTATTCTCTTACACTAGAAAAGTCACCTTTCTTTGTGCTAAAGTATAGGTAATTACCAGCACCTACTGGGGATACATTAGCATCATTCTCAAACTCTGTACTTGGTACAATAGAGATTGTCTTTGGTGTAAGGTTCCCTGCATTTTCAATGGTAAACTGTGACTGTTCAGAGAACAAAGTAAGTGACTCATTGAATGGTATTGCATGGTTAAGTAATGATACTTTAGTATGACTTGCAGTTACATCAATTGGCCCGTCATCAAGCAGTGTTGTCACGGTCTTAGGGAAGAACCTATAGTAATCACCAGCACCGCTGAAGATAACATTCTCTTCACTTAAAAATCCCAATCGGTTCTTGTAGAAGAACATGTTTGAAATCTGCTTACCTACAAAGGATGGGTCAGCAGCAGACTCTAAATCGCCAACCTCTCGTTCATTCCAAGTAGCTGGAGCTATTGAGAAATTTGTGGGGTTAGAAGAAGTGTTGGGCGTTAAAACATGGGGCATTGTATGTTCATTGAGCTTATAATAAATGCCAGGTCTTACTGTCTCTTCGTAGGCACTCTTATCAACAGACTTAACATAGAAGCTGTCAAAGGCATTACCCTTATCGCCTATTACTTCAAAGATGTCACCTACTGTTGGGTCTAATGAGAAGACTATAGTGGCGTGTTGAGCGGGGTTTACTATAAACCTAATTGTTTTGTTATTGTCTTCTAAGTAATAACCGCCATTTAAAGTGTAAGTAGTGCCGTTTACTTTTACTGTTAAATCGCTTGCGTCATGAAAATTAAAACCGACAGGGAATCTTTGAGTGTTCCCATCACCTACATGGTGTGTAGCAGTCTCAACTGGTAGGTCTTCAAAGCCTTGGTACTTTTCGTTTGTAATTAATGACCCTGGAACTGTAGCTGTACTCATGTTTACAGTTTTAGTTTTGTTCAGGATAAATGTGGAATCAGCGATAGTTAAGAACTCTAAGTCCTTAGCTGGGTTGGCACAGTAGAGATAAGGGGTGTTGCTCGTTCCCACAACTAAAGAACCTGCCTCATCAAACACTCTCATGTGTGACGAGTTTGTTGTAGCTTCTATGACTACAAAGTGTCTGTTCCCCTCACCCCTGTCTATCCAATGAACAGCTACGTTATCATTAGAGACTATAAAGTTTCCTAAGAGTGCAACGTGTTCTGTAGGTGGACGTTTAATAAGCCCATCAATTACTGAGGACAGTGCATTAGTTTGAGTTTCTCCCTGCGTGACCTGACGTAACGGTGAAGGCTGTTGACTGACCCCATTCAATAAGTTGGGTATGCTGGTAGATACTAATGCCATATCTCATTACCTTGTCGTTCTTCGAGGTGAACCTCTGGAAATAATTTTATAGGTGTCGTAGCTATCTGTAAGGATGTTGCTATCCTCAGTTATAGCTTCGCCCCTCTCAAATTCTATAAGGGCTTCCTGCTCGTCTGCGGCAGTGAAACCAGCTAGTGTCTCTGAACCCACAAGTCGGGCTTGAAAACGCCTAGCAGATTTAACGGTTATGTACCGTTTAACGTGTTGTGGTAGCTCTTCAAATCCAAACAGAAGAACCATGTCCACATATATTTTTTCTTTAAAAGATGTGTAGCTTCTTTCGTTTCGGTCATACAGCCTGTTACCTCTCTGGGTAACATCTATATCACTAGACACATCTGTTGTATCAATTCTGGCGCAGTTGGTAGGTATTTGAATCTCACCATCAACTGTAGGCACAAGTGGAAACTTAATCTCTGTGTTGCAATGTAATCCACGGGTCTGAATCTCAACAGATGTCTCTCCAAGGATTGACTGTGCTAGTGCAGCATCAACTAAAGAAGGGTCATCTAAACTAGATACAGGAGCCTCACCGATGGCTGATAACATTACATTTACAGCTTCTAGTTCTGATGTAGGTGTAACTATAGCCACGATAATTCCTCTTAAAGTAAAAAAAAGCGGAAGCCCAATTAAGGACTCCCGCTAGAAGGTTTAAGCAGTCTGGATTTGAACAGCAGCTTCAGGACGTAGGACACCATGGCCCATAGCGTACTTAGCAACCATCAAGGTTCCTTGTCTGCGAATGTCGTACTCGCTCTCAACAGCCAAGTCCATCAGCTTCACAGTACCTACAGAAGAGGTGTGAGCAATGATGGCAGTGGTGTTAGAAGCGTTGACAGCTTGTGCGCCACCAGCACCGCCAGCATCTACGCCAGTACCAGTAACATTACCAGTAGGCAGATGAGGGGTCTTGATGAGGTTGATACCAGCAACTTGTGGTACAGAACCGTCAGCAATAGAACCACGACCACTGAAGTCTACGTTGATAGCTTTAGAAGCATTGGCGAGCAAGTAGTATTGCTCAGGCTTCAGGAAGCAGTAACGGCCTTCAGAAGGAACGTAAGCGTCATCTAAGGCTTCAGCAGCGTCAAAGATTGAACCAATCAAAGAGTCAGCGTTAGTGTTGGAGTCAGCATCAGTGATGATAGTACCAGCAGCATAGCCAGAGTCGCCTACATTAGCAGAGGCAGCAGCGGCTTGAAGCATGGTTTGAAGAACGTGCTTGTCCATTTGGAAAGCAAGCGCACGACCCATCTCAGAAGAGTAGACTGAGCGTACATCGTAGTGGTTCTTAGCTTCATCAATGTTCGCAATGAAGTGGTTGCTGATAAGAAGGTCATTAATAGTAATAACTTTCTCAGCATGGTTTAGTGCAGTTCCAGTGATTTCGTTACCAGGGGTGTGGTAAGAAGCGGAGCTTCGGCCCATCACAGGGAATTGTGCAGACTTGCCGTTAGCAATGGTGCGAATCATGTGCTTGTCGGCTGTAACAGTAGCTTGTTCAAAGCTTGTAAGGACTTCTCCACTGAACTGTTTTAAGAACAGAGCGTCAGCAGTTCCAGCGTTGTTGACCTTACCAATTTGGGATACAGAAGCGTTAGCCATTGTATGTCTCCTTTGGTTAGTAAATTAAGGGTGTAATTCGCTAATCCTTACTTCACTGGAAAGGGTGTTCTCCGCAGAGAGCCTTACTGTTTTTTGGGGATAACAGAATTGTTTAACAGCCTGAGTAGGCTGGTTAAAGTGTGCTTCGTGAGAGCTTTTTCTGAACAGCGTCTCTGAAAGCAGGGTCTTTCTTATACTCAGGTGTTCCCATATCCTTGGTAACTTGCGCCCAACTATTATAAGTATCAACAGAGGCAGAGGCTTTACCACCTACGAGTGTAGGTTCTGCACCACCGTTATCCCTGTATCTCGATACCAGACCATCAATAGCTAGTCTTGCCTGAGACTGATTACCTGATGTGATTGCGCTGTTAAAAGCGTCAATCTCTGAATCAGATAAGTTTTCAGATGCCCACTGGGACACCTCTTGGTAGGCTTCCTCACCGCCAGCAAACCCATAAAGTTCTTGGGAATACGCCTCGGCTTTAGCCTCCTGACCTTCTACATAAGCATCAACCATTTCCTTTGGGATGCCTTTAGCTTCTAGGTCTTTATAAGTTTTTTCTGATAGCTCACCTTTATCGGCAAACTCTTGTTGCATTGCATCAAAGTCTAATCCTGCGTCTTCAACTGCTTCTCTAGCTTCAGCAACAGCTTCAGTTTCGCTTTGCGATACTTCATTACTACTCTCTGTTTCTTGAGCTTGAGCTGCTTCTTGACGAGACTGAGTGAATTGTTTTTCCAGTTCACTATATCCTTTAGCAAGGTCTTCAGGAGAATTAAACTTCTCTGGTAACCATTCAGGACGAGACTCTTGAGTTTGCTCCACTGGAGCTTCAGAACCTGTAACATTTCCTTCTACCTTTACTGTTTCAACCATTGGTTATCTACCCCGCTGAATAATATTGCCTTTAGCGTTGATGTACTTTACGCCTACTTCAGCAGCTTCGGTTCCAGGCCACGCAGGATACTCAGTCTTAGTTGCCTTCTTAACTGGAGCAGCCTTCGGGTTATCTTTTTTCAAAGTCATTTCGGGTGTTTTTGCCATTATTTATTGTACCTGTTGTTGCTGAGAGTTTGCCTTCACAACTTCTCTAATAGCTCCAGGTGCAGAATCTTTTAATGCTTCCTGCATCATCTGCTGTTGTTGAGCTTCCTGCTGTGCTTGCATCTCAGCTTGTAGTTCCTGTTCAGTCTTAATCAGACCTATCGTGTCAATGCCGTGTCCTGTTGCGAGTCGTGCAACAAGGTCACCGAAATTGATTCGTTGTATAGTCTCAGGAGAAACCTGAGCAAGCTGTACTAGGTCTTGGATATAAGTGCGTAGTTTGTTTAAGTCGTTTCCTCTGCCAAGGGCTTCCACACCAGTAACAATAACTGGAGTGACAGTACCTTTAGGTAGCTTAGGAATCTTCTTAGCGGCAGACATCCTGTTCATTAATATGTTTACTACAGGAAGCTGCATTTCCTGACTCAGTATTGAGTAGACACCGCCAAGGGCAGACTCTAACTCTTGAGCCATAAAGCGTATCTCTTCAGCAGTCACTCTCTCAGCATTACGCTGGATAGCGGTGTTCAAAAGAAACGCATAGGAAAGTCGGTCTTCGATACGTTGTACAGTTTCAAGTACAACACGCATATCGGGGTACTTCTCAGTTTGCAGCACCTTGACATCGTTAGGGTCACCAAGGATTACATCACCATTCTGTGACTGGGCTAGGTCAGTTCTTCGGACACTGGCGTTAGGGCGCACCATAAACACAAGTTTAGCACTGGCTGCTGCGGAGCTAACCAATGCTTCCATCAGCCCTTCAAGGGACTTCAGGTCTCCTAGATACTCTTCCACGAAAGAGCGACCATAGTCTTCGCCATCAAGGTGAACCATGCGTAGCGCAAGCCAAGGCATTAGGTCTTTCTTGTAGCGACCCTCTGAGTTTGGGACAACCTTGCCCTCAACCTCTTGGTAGACTCTGTAATAATCAGAGTTCTCTCTATAAATCTTTGTGTATAACTTGAGGTCTTCATCACCAGTGTAATCCACCTCGTCAATGCCTTCTGGCAAAGCTTTGGGTGACACAGTTTCTTCAAGTAATACTTCTAACAGTTCCCCTGCTGGGTCTCGTTTGACAACGAAACTGGACATAGGGAATACACGCAAGCCGCCTTTCTTTGGTAGGTGTACTAATACGTTACCGCTTACAATCAAATGCTTTAAGGCTTCAAATACATTGACACGCAAGGCTCGGCCTTCAATCTCGCCCATGACCTCACGTTCAATACCTGCAAGCCCCTGCTCTATCTCTGCCCTTAGCTCTCCTTCTCCATCCAATTCCTGTTTAGTCTTGGTGTCCATAGCTAAACGGAAGAAGGGTGAGTTAGGCGGGAGCAACAATAGCATGAGCTTAGAGGCTAGGTTGTTGACACCCCTTGCACCTATACTCTGGAAAGGCTGGTATAAGTCGGTTGCAGAGCTAAAACCTTCAGGAGTTATCAGAGCAGGAAGTGTCAACTCGGAACACTCCCTAGCTCTATCGAGATAAATCTCCCTGTCGGCTGCAAGTTTATGATAACGCTTGGCGCAGGAAGTGGTCTCGTTCATAACTTAGTCCTATCCGTTTGCGATATTTAAACCAGTAGAATTACTGCCACCCATGCCTAAAGAGTTGTAACCCTTTGAACTAGAGCCAGCTACTTTAAGCTGAGATAATCCTTTACTGGATTTACCGCCTTGTTTAATTAAGAGGGGAGAAGCTTCACTGAGAGTGTTTTTCTCTTGAGCATTCTTCTCAGCAGCGGTTTGTTTCCTAGCTTCTTCTTGCTGCTTCTTCATTTCCCTTCGCTGCTTATCATTTTGGTCTGACTGATATTTCATAGATGCAGCCGTACCTGCTATTGCAAGGCCAACACTTACTGGGTCACACATTGAATTAATCCTCTGGGTTAGGGTTCTCTTCCCGCCTTTTCAACTCTAACAGCCATTGGACAACAGACCTTTGACCAGCCTTATACCAGACCTCTCTGTCAGACCATTCTAATCTGGCAGATTCCTCTGGAAAGACATCTTCAAGCATCTCAAGTAGTTGGTGTCCATGTGCGGGGATGTAATCTATTTGTTTATTTTTAGACATATTAGTCCTCTTATATGGCGGGTATTAATGCCCTAGTGGATGGTACATTACACAATTTCACAGGCTCCACCCACACAAGCTAACTCCTGAGAGCCTGTTGTGTTGTCTTCCTGCTCAAAGTGTTGCAAGTCATCCCAATTGATTTCTTTAGGCATTGCTTTTACCAGCTCTTTGTATTGCTCCATAGTGATGTCCTCATAGGGAGCCTGTTGATATACATGGTCGCTGACGGGGAGTAGACTGATTCCAGATACAGAGTCAAAGTTTTCCCATAGCCACTGGCACACCTCAAAGAACTCATTATCTGTGTAGTAGACTGTGATACTTGGCTTATGTTCACACCAATGGTCTTGATACTTTTTCCATAGTCTTAGCTGTTGCATAGCACCTACTTCTTTAACAACTATGCTGTCTTTAGGTGCTTTGATAGGGAAGCTAAATACTACAGAAGATTGGTTCATTACGTCTTGTTCCACGGGGAACCCTGCTTCTGACATATATTCTGCCAGCGGGTCTTTTTTATCCGCACGAACTCTACGAATGTACTGCTTGCTAAAGCGAGGGTGTATGCCACTAGCAGAATCAACAAGTTGAGACACAGTACCAGACGGCTTAACAGCAGTAATAGCTGTAGACTGATTGATACCAAGCTTGTTAGCCCACTTTTTGTTAGTTGTAACAGCAACATCTTTCATCTCCTTTAGCCACTTCTCCAGGTCTTTGCCATCCTTACCTAATAGATAGTGGTCACATATACCTGTAAGGCTTACACCAAGCAGGGCTTCTTCTTCAGTGTTTTTCTTCCAAGCACTTCTGAGGTATCTAAAGTCTGTCAGCGTAGCCTGTAGAGAGCCTAGTATTGCTGCAATCTCTATCTTGTTCTTCAGGGATGCTAGGTCATCATCAGCCCGTATAACTACCTCAGACAGATTACAGAACTGGTTGCTACGCAGAATAATCTCAGAGCAGGGGTTAGTACCAAAGTCCTGCTCATGGTCTCTGCGCCCATTTCTCTTTGCAACATTCTGGGCTGCTACACGGCTGAAGATACCACGCTCACCCGCCTTACTGTCATACATGGTGTGCATCTCTGATAAGAATGATTCAAAGTCAGGCTTCTCAGTATAAGACACAGAGTTGTTAGCCAAAGCACGTTGGCCTT